AGTCCATGGGGACCTTCCTTGAGAAGACCGCCATGTCTTTGGTCCTCAACGGAAACGCTTTCTGGCGCATCTTCCGAGACAACCAAGGACGAGTCACCGGGCTTCGAGTTCTCAACCCCCATGACGTGACCATTCAGGCTGACTCGGAAGGCAACGTCACCGGCTACCAGTACAAGAGCCGTCTCTACAGCCGCACTGAGGTGAAGCACCTCAGCCACATGAGGGTTCCAGGAGAGACCCGTGGACGTGGACCCATTCAGGCTGCCAAGACTGAGCTGTACGGAGCTATCAACGCTCGGGACTATGCGAACTTCTGGTTCAACGAGTCCGGAGTGCCTACCGGCATCCTCAGCTCAGACCAGCCCATCAACGCTGAGCAGGCTCAGGCTGTCAAGGACCGTTGGACTGAGACTCAGGGTGGTCAGCGTGGCACTGCCGTTCTCGGTCAGGGCTTCAAGTACTCCCCCGTCTACCTCTCCCCTGAGGACGCTCAGTGGATTAGCGTCCGTCAGTTCGACGTAACCGCTATCGCTCGACTCTTCGGAGTTCCAGCGGCATGGATGCTCGCAGCCGTCGAAGGCTCGTCCATGACGTACAGCAACATCTCCCAGGTTGCCTCTGACTTCCAGAAGTTCACCCTCTCTCGCTACGTGGCCGAAATCGAAGCTGCGTTCTCGGATGTCATGCCGCGCGGGACAGAGGTGAGAGCCAATTACGCAGCTCTTCTCGCTCCAGACATCGTGGCCCGCTATCAGCTCCACACGCAGTCCATCAGCTCGGGCTTCATGTCGGTCAACGAGGTCCGTGACCTCGAAGGGCTCGCACCCGTTGCCGGTGGTGACTGGCCTACCGAAGCAGAGCTTGCTCAGCAGGCTGCGCAGTTCGAAACGGCTTCTGAAGAGGCCCAAGACCAGGAGGCCACCAATGCCTAACCACAAGACCCGAGCCTTGACAGAGGCAGAACAGTCCCTTGTTACGGCGGTCCTATACCGCTGGACCAATTGGGAGGGAGCTTCCAAGGAACTGGCCTTCTACGGCATCGACCCGAAGAAGCTGGTTGGCCCGCAGGCCATCTCCGTTGAGGAGGTGCCTAGTGAGTGAGCTAGAGACCCGAGCGGCAGACCTTGAGTTCCGAGAAGCCGAAGAAGAGGGCTTCCTAGAGGGAATCGCTGTCCCCTACGGGGAAGTCACCACCATCGGTGGGAAGTTCCAGGAGCGCTTCGAACCGGGCTCTGTGGAGCCCGAAGGAACCGTCTGGTTGTTCCGTGACCACAAGTCCCCCATTGGTGAAGTCATCGAGACCGAGCACCGAGCTGAGGGCTTCTGGATTCGAGCCAAGGTTGCGCTCTCTGACCTAGCCGTAGAGACCCGAGAGATGTTGCGCAACGGTGCGCTCCGCTCCCTGTCTGTCGGCTTCATCCCTATGGAGACCCGAGAAGAAGACGGAGTGCGCGTGGTCCTCAAAGCCCGCCTCCGTGAGGTCTCCGTAGTTCACAGACCCGCCTATCAAGGCGCAAACGTTCTGTCATTCCGTCAGGACGAAACAACGGACCTCCCGGTCCCTATCGAAAAGGAGTCCGACGTGGAAAACACTGAAGACCAGGGCCTAGTTGAGGTCCGAAACGAAGTAGAAGAGTTGCGTCAGGCAATCAGCATGATTCCTGTTTACGCAGCTCCCGTAGAAGAGAAGGTTGACACTCGCTCGGTTGCAGAAGTTGCTAAGGCAATTGTTGACCGTGACGAGGACACCATTGCGCGTGTTTCTGAGCTTCAGGAGCGTGCTTACACCGGTGGTACTTCCGCAGACAGCCCAATCAAGGACGCATGGGTGGGAGACCTCACCCGCATCTTCGATGCAAGCTCCGGAGTACTTGCCAACATCTTCAGCACAGGCAATCTTCCTGAAGAGGGCATGAACGTTGAGTTCGCAGAACTTGCAACCAACACCATTGCCTTTGACGAGCAGGAAGCGGAAGGTGATGACCTCCAGTTCGGAAAGGTCACCCTCACCACACGCACTGCACCTGTCAAGACCTACGGTGGCTACACCCAGCTCACCGTTCAGGAGATTCGTCGTTCAAGCCTTCCAATCCTGAACCGTCACTTCGAGGGAATGGCTGCTGCTGCTGGTGCTCGCAAGAAGGCTGAGATTCGTGCTGCTTTCGAAACTGTTCGAGCAGCTCAGGTCACCGCATCCAATGTTGTGACTCTCGGTGAAGGCCTTGACGACGTAACAGCCGCAATGTGGGCTGACCTCGTTGTTGACGCAGCCATTGCTTACGAAGCAAAGGACGCAGCATTTGACGCACTCGTTGTGTCACCTGCCGTCTTCAAGCACCTCAACAAGCTCACCATTTCCGGTGACAAGGTGTTCCGTGTTGCTTCCGCCAACACCCTCGGTTCATTGAACCTTCCGGGTCTTACCGGTGACATGGCTGGAGTAACCGTTGTCTGCGACACAGGCGCATCCGGTGCTCTTGCAACCTTCGTAAACGGTCGCGCACTTCGTCAGTACGAGTCCGGAATTGTCAACCTTCAGGACCAGAACATCGTCAACTTGTCGAGCACCTTCAGTGCTTACAAGTTCGGTGCAATCGCTGCTGAAATCCCGGGCTTCATTGTTCCGGTTGTCATTCCAGCCAACGACTAAGGCGGATGACTAATGGCTAGTGCTGAACTCATTGCTGCTCTAACGGCGTACGTCACACCAGGGGCATCTTCCGTGTCCTCTGCGGACGCTCCGTTCATTGAGGCATGCGCTGACGAAGCAGTAGCCCTAGTCAACGGCTTCCTGGGGACGGACGTAGAGCTTGTGCCTGCGTCCGTCCTCAACCTGGCCTACATCCAGGTTGGCTCCGAGCTGTTCAACCGGCGCAAAGCCCCCAACGGAATTGCGCAGTTCTCCGCTCTGGACGGCTCCGCTATCCGGGTAGCTCGTGACCCGATGGTTGCCGCTTACCCGTTGCTCCGTCCGTTCATGCGGGGAGGTTTCGCATGACCGTCCTCAGCGCTCTACGTGACGAGCTGGTAGCCGCTCTGAGCGGTCTCGACATCTACACGTACACGCACATTCCTGGCCGTATGGCGCTCCCTGGAGCCTTCGTCATGGCCGGGTCCCCCTACATCTCGCAGGGTCAAACCTTCGGCGCGCGGACAGTGCGCTTCGAGGTTGTCATTGCGACTCAGACCGGAGACAACTCCGCAGAAACCTCAGCGCTAGACGAGCTGCTTGAAGCCGCTCAGACAGCTCTGGAAACAGAGGGCTGGTTGGTCGAACAAGTCAGTCAGCCCTACGCCATGGACTTCAACAACTCCGAAGCCCTAGTCACATCCATCACCGTCACGTCCGACGTGACCTTCAGCAGTTAGGAGAAACCCAATGGGTTCACCACGCATCAAAGGGAACAAGCTTCCCGTCCTAACGCTCGGCACTCCGGGCGTTGACCACTCCGTTGACATCATCAGTTGGAGCATCGAGAACGAAGAGGCTGACTCAGACGTAATCACGTTTGAGGACGCTGCCAACGGTGGAAGCCGTCAGTTCTACCTCCGTGGTTCGGCAGTGCAGTCCACAGCCACAACCTCGTTCTGGCGCTACGTCTGGGAGAACACCGGAGAGACCGAAGTTCCCTACACCATTGCCCCTCACGGCAACGCAGTAGCCACCTCCGCAGAACCACACTTCGTTGGCACCTTGACCATCGGTCCTAAGCCAACTGTTGGTGGAGAAGCTTCCACGTCCAGCTCTTCCGCTTTCGTCTTCGAATTCGAGTTCGAGATTGACGGAGAGCCAACGTTGGACGAAGGAGCCTGATTCTAAGTGGCTGAGCAGTACACAAAAGGGACACGCATTTATGTCTCGGGTCTGAACGAAGTCAACAGAAAGCTTCGTGCCGCAGGCAATGACCTGACTGGCATGCGTGACCTTATGCACCGGCTCGGCAACATTGTCATTTCCAATGCCCGTGTCCCTCGTGACACTGGCGAACTCGCAGGCACGCTCCGCTCGGGCAAAGGCGCAACTAAAGCAGTTGTCCGAGCGGGGTATGCCCGTAGAGGTGCTCACGCCGGGGTTGTCCACTACGGAAACCCTAACCGTGGCTCTAAAGCTCAGCCCTTCCTCACCGATTCCCTGGGGCGCAGCCGTGGACAGATTCTGTCCGAGCTGACTAAAGGAATCGACCTCATCATCAAAAACAACAAGCTCAAATAGGAACGAGACAAACCATGATTGACTTCACAACTTTGACAGGTCACGAAGTATCCCTAATCGAAGACCTTTCCGGATTGGCCGTGGACTCCCTCGGCAACGCAGACGCACCCAAGGCCAAGTTGCTCGGTGCGCTGGTCCTCATCGCAAAGCGTCGTGAGGGTGACAAGAAGTTCACCTTCAACGCTGCCATGAGTATGACCATCACTGAGATGACCGAATACCTCGGATTGAACGAAGAGGTAGACGAGGACTCAGAAGAGGGAAAAGAAGAAGACTCCGAAGAGAACGAGACCGAGTAAAGGCCTCCTTTGTAGTCCACCTCGGTATCTCTCCCTCGGAGTTCGAAAACCTAACGCTCGGTGAGCGAGACGCAATCACCAGAGAAGCAAACAAGAAGAAGCGATAACAGACCACCTGTACTGCATGTCTCGGGCAGTGCAGGTCTAAACCACAAAGAAGGGAGGCCCCGACATGGCTGGAAATACCGTTGTCGTCAGCATCACCGGAAACAGCAAGGGCCTCCGTGATGCCCTCGGCAGCAGCGAGTCTGCTCTATCGAAGTTCGGTAAGGCTGCGGGCCTTGTCGCTGCCGCTGCCGGTGCTGCGCTCGTTGCCGTAGGTGTCAAGAGTGTCAAGTCCGCTAACGCTCTGGAGCAGTCCCTTGGTGGCCTCCGAGCTGTGTTCGGTGACTCCGCAGGGCAAATGGAGCAGTGGGCGAACACTGCCGCTAACTCGGTGGGTCTGGCAAAGAGCGAATACGCACAGCTCTCCACCATCCTTGGTGCGCAGCTCAAGAACATGGGCGTGTCCATGGACAAGCTCGGTGAGCAGACCAATGACCTCGTGGTTCTCGGTGCTGACCTAGCTGCAACCTTCGGTGGAACCACGGCTGACGCTGTGTCTGCCCTCAGTTCGTTGCTGCGCGGTGAGCGTGACCCAATCGAGCGCTACGGAGTCAGCCTCAAGCAAGCCGATATCAACGCGCGTCTTGCCGCTAAGGGCATGTCCGGGCTGACCGGTGAAGCGCTGAAGCAGGCCACATCGTTGGTCACCTTGGAGCTGCTGTACGAGCAGACTGCTGACGCTCAAGGTCAGTTCGCTCGTGAGTCCACCACGTTGGCTGGAGCGCAGCAGCGTCTGAAGGCTGGTCTGGAGAACCTCTCTGCCACCTTCGGAACTGCCCTCCTGCCTGCCGTCACCGCTGTCACTGGAGCGCTCGGCGCAATCGTCAACAACGTGTCCACCAGTGCTTGGTTCACCACCCTCACCGGCAACGTCACCGAAGCCTCTAACCGTTTCGCAGACTTCGTGTTCGGCATCCTCAACGGGGAGACCTCCCTGAAGTCCATCGACTTCAGCAGCATCTTCCAGGGCCTCCTAGACGGTGCCGTGAACGGCATCACCACAGCCTCCAACTGGTTGGCGCAGGGTGGAGCTGCTCGACTCATCAACGGGATGCTGGAGACCCGGGGAGAGCTGTTCGACGCAGCCTTCAAGGTGTTCCCCGTCATCCTGGAAGCGCTCGTAGCCGCTATCCCTGCCGTCGTCACTGGACTCGCAGCGCTCGTCACTCAGCTTGCTGACCTGCTTGTTGCTCAGGCTCCAGCTCTGCTCAACGGAGCAGTGTTGCTGTTCACGTCTCTGCTTGACGCTGTGGTTCGAATCCTGCCGGGACTGGTGACCACGATTCTTGGGCTCATCCCGGTCTTGGTCTCCACAGTGCTCAGCCTCATCCCTGACCTGCTGAACGCTGCCGTTGCTGCCTTCACTGCGCTCGTGGACGCAATCCCGCTGATTCTGCCTCCGCTTATCCAGACCATCGTTGAGCTGCTGCCGGTGCTCGTAGAAACCATCCTTGGGCTCATCCCGAACATCCTGGAAGCAGCCGTCAGCTTGTTCATGGCATTGGTCGAAGCTCTGCCGGTCATCCTGCCGCTGCTCGTCTCCGCTGTCATCGACCTGCTGCCGAAGCTGATTGAGGCGGTGCTGTCCATGCTGCCGAAGCTCCTAGAGGCCGCCATTGACTTATTCATTGCCCTCGTTGAGGCAGTGCCGAAAGTGGTTCCTGACCTCATCGGCTCCATCATCGGTCTGCTTCCTTCCATCATTGGCGCAATCATCGGGCTCATCCCTGCCCTCATCAAGGCTGGAGCTGACCTCATCGGTGGGCTCGTCAAGGGTCTGGTGAAGGCCGGTGGAGCTGTTGGAAAGGCCCTGCTCGATATCGCTTCCGGAGCGGTGAAGGGCTTCTTGTCCTTCCTTGGTATCGCTTCCCCGTCGAAGCTGTTTGCCCGCTTCGGTAAGGACACGGTGAGAGGTCTGGTCAAGGGTCTTGACGGCTCAGCTCGACTCGTTGACAGCAGCTTGGACGGTCTGTCCGCTCGTGTCGCATCCGGCTTCACTGCTGACCTTGGGGTTGCTGGTTTGGCCTTCGCTCCTGCTGCCGGTGCTTCGGCTGCGCCTGTCGGCAACGTCTACAACATCACCGTCAGCACCCTGAACCCAGACGCTGAGACCGGGCGCACCATCGTTGAGTCAATCCGCTTCTACGAGAACGCGGGAGGACGACTATGACCGTGATTGAACGTCCTCTGTTCGAGAGGGTTGAAGTTGAAGCCCTCATCTCCAGCGTCTGGACTCCGCTAGCTGCGGACGCAACCGGCATCAAGATTCGCCGTGGTGGAAGCCGCAGCGGACTTGGTGTGAAGACAGACGTTGGCCTTGCCACCTTCGTGCTCAGTGAAGCTCAGGACCCTCTGAACGGTGGTGTCCTTTCCCCCGGCATGACAGTTCGGGTGACCTCAGACGGTGACCCAATCTTCACCGGGCGCATTGCCTTCATCAATTCGCAGTACCCGCTGAACAAGGGCACTGGAGCCACACGAGCTGTCACCCAAGTGACGGCTGCTGACGCAGTTCAAATTCACACCTCAACCATGCGCTACGGGGTTGACCTCGGAATCGACACGGACGAGACCTTCGAAGAACGAATTGACCGTCTTGCTGACTCGTCACAGGCACCGATTGAGGCTCCAGCTATCGGAGCACCTCTGGAGGTGTACGCACTATGACCCGATACACCGGAAACGTGTTGGACGGTGACTTCACCTACGTGGATGTCACCTACACCCAGAACGTGGGAGCCAACACCTCCACGGTCTCTTGGACCATCGGTTGGGCCTTCCGCTCCCCGAGCCCCACTGACCGTGACCTTGACGCAGGGTCTCTGGTCATGGACGGGACTACTCGTTGGTCCAATGCCAACCCGTACAACTACTCGGGCACCTTCTCGGAGCGAGACCTGAACCTTGCTTCGGGAAGTTTCACCGTCACACACTCTTCAACCGGGTACAAGACAGTCAGCATCTCTGCCTCCATCACCGGTTGGCAGAACAAGGTTTCCAGCCTCAGCACCTCCCTGACGCTGCCGCGCATCCCGAAGGTCCCTTCATCTCCAGGCACCCCGAGTGCGGGAACTCCTAGCGCTACGTCTGTGCCGCTTTCGTGGACTGCACCTACTGACGACGGTGGAGCCTCAATCACGAGCTACACGGTCCAGCACGCGACCGACGCAGGCTTCACCACGGGAACCGGTACAACGTCCTTCACAGGCCTCTCAGGGACCGTCACAGGTCTCACAGCGGGTCAGACGTACTGGTTCCGTGTCCGAGCCGTCAACAGCCGTGGTGATGGTGCATGGTCCAGCTCAACGTCCGTGGCAGTGCTGCTCCCGGCACCGAACCTCACCGCTTGGTCTCAGAACTCGTCCGGTGGGCTCGTAGCCACCTGGACTGCGCCTTCGACAACCACAGGGCTCACCGGCTACCGACTCCAGACGGCAACCAACGTGGGCTTCACCGAGAACGTGACCACAACGAATCTCGGGAACGTGCTGACGGCTACCGTCACCGGTCTGGCAGGTGGACGCACCTACTACGCGAGAGTCACCGCTCTCACCGCAGCCGGAACTAACACCTACAGCAATGTCCGCTCTACGTTCTTCGTGCTCGACGCAGGAGACCTTGACGGATGGAGCCGCACTGGTACAAAGCCGGCTGGAATCTCCTACTACACAACCGAAGGTCTGCGCCGAAGTGGTCAGACGCTGCGCCTTGAATCGCTAGCCACTGGAGCTGCCACCCTCGCTGCCAACACCTTCGGCATTCAGCGCACCTTCACCACCGTGGTGGGGAAGGCCTACCGGTTCCAAGCTCAAGTCACCGGCACCTTCAGCGCAGCTCCTGGCTCAACTCAGGGGAAGGTCTACCGTCTCGCAGTCGGCTCGACCCTTGGCACCACAGCCACTCTCCCGAGCGCTACCGGAACGGTGACGCTGCCGGAAATGGAGTTTGTAGCTTCGAGCACGAGCACTGTGCTGAAGGTCCTCCTTGGGGAAGCGCTCACCATGACGGGTGCTCAGAACGAGGTTGAACAGGTCTCGGTCTCTCAGATCCGCCTGCTCCAGCTCGACACTGACTACCCGCAGCGTCTGCGCTCAACCGTTTACGAATCGAACTTGACCAACCATTTTGACTTGGCCTGCAACTCGGTAGGTGCCTCCTGGTACGTGGCAAAGGACGGGGTAACTCGATTCCGCCTGCCAGGTGCGCTGCTGCCTATCGCTGCGGTCTTCTCAGACGAGACCCTGCCCGGAGCTGTCAGCTACACGGACATTGTTGCCGGGTACGACACCCGCAGCACCGTCAACCGAATCGAAGCCGTGAACTACGGAGTGGACTCAACAGGGACCCTCGAAGAGAACGACGCTGTGATTGTCGAAGACACAGCCAGTCAAGCTGCCTACGGCATCTTCCGCTCGTCGCTGGAAGTGAACCTGTACGACGTTGCCCCGTATGACACGTCCTTTGCTGACCGTCTCACTGCGCTGCTCGATGAGTACGCAACCCCTGAACCGGTTGTCTCACAGCTCCGCTGGAATGCGCAGGAGGACCTAGCTCTAGCCACAGCGCTGGAGGTTGGTGACCGGCTCCAGGTCCGTTATCGCGGGCTCGATTACAGCGTCCAAATCGTCAACATCACGCATGACATTCAGCCGAAGCGCTGGATGGTCACGCTCGACCTCCAGAAGCTCTAGGAGGGCTCATGGCATTCAAGGCACTAGAAGACGCACTGCGCACATTGAAGAACCGTGTGGGGACAGTGGAAGCAGCCAACTCAAGTCTCACCACAGAGGTGGCAGTACTGGCAGGCGCAGTAAGCCCAACAGCCGCAGTAACGGCATTTGCCGGAGCTACAGCCCCAACAGGGTGGCTTCTCTGCAACGGCTCAGCAGTCTCCCGCACCACCTACGCAGCGCTCTTCGAAGTCATCGGGACAACCTACGGCGCGGGCAATGGCTCAACCACGTTCAACCTTCCGGACCTGCGCGGGCGTGTGCCGGTCGGACGAGACAGCGGACAGACGGAGTTTGACGTTCTCGGTGAAGCAGGTGGAGCCAAGACGCACACCCTCA